CCGGGGTGTCGGCAGCATACGCAGCGGCGGTCAGAGCTTCTGCGGCCATCGGACCGACGACCGGAGAAATGACGGACTGGCCGACAGCAGCGCGAGCGGCTTGTGAATCGCGCGCAACCGCAGGAATAAAGCCAACAGCTTCACGGGAAACAACGTCCATTGCCTCATAAATCGAGGGGATGAGATTGGTAAGGGTAAGAGCGCCCATTTGTGTAACTCCTTTTAATCAGTAATCAATGCGCGGCCTTCCTTCATGTCCTTGGCAAATGCGGCCCTTTCACTGGGCATCATTTGCTCGAACTGCTGGCGCGTGCGTGTTTGTTTTCCACCGCCTCCGGTTCCACTTCCTTGCGCACCGCCGCCAGAAGCGCCAGAGCTTTTAAGGATGTGTTCCTTGTACGGGTACTGCTCAATGAGTGTTTCGAGTGCTTCGTCGAAGTCGGCAAGTTCGCCAGGGCGTGCGCGGCTGAAAATCTTGTTACCGGACGCATCGTAGGCAACCGTCTTGTCACCTTCGATCTTGAACGCCTGGCCGAAACGGGCTTGCACCATGTCGGCAGGAATGGCGAGCTTTTCGGCGATCATCTTGGACCTGGCAAACGCCCCGCCAACCTTCTCGCCATATAGCGCCTGTTCCAGCGTCTTGGATTTTCCGTTCGCTTCGTCAAGCTGCGCCTGGAAAGCCTTGGTGATTTCACCCTTAACCTTTTCCACTTCGCCAGAGTCAATCAGCTTTTTGTGGTCAAGATTTGAGACGGTATCGAGTGCTTTCCGTGCAGCATCAGGATCGGCGATTCCGTCGAACGATTTAAGCGACTTCTCAGCCGCTTCTGCGCGTTCGCGGTGTTGCTTTGCCTCGGCATTGAGTCGGGAAATGGTTGCGACAGTGGAAACAGCGTCGAACGCCACTTCTTTTCCATCGTCATGCACAAATACCGGCTTGCCATCCTGAACAACCACGTTGCCCTTGTCGTCTAGCTTCAACTTCATGAAACACTCCCAGGCCATCCGGCCATTGATAGCTCATCCGAGCCAAGCACCCATTCACCATCCGGCAATAGGCAATAAAAAAGCCCCGGACCAGTTAAGGTTCGAGGCTTCGGTAATAAGTTATTGGTGGCCGGTGCTGATCTCCGGCTTATTTAGGCTTGCTTCAACTCACTCGGCTTTTCACCGATCCAGCGCATCAGCCTGCGCATTCACCAATAAGGCTGGCGACTGAGGCGGCGTGATTTCAGGTCAGCCGCTTGCAATTGTCACAATCGCCATGCGTATTGTTAATCTTTGGGCGAACGAATCCGCCGCGCGATTAGAGTAGCACTACATTATGCGGAATGCAAGCGGACTGTTTCTGAACTATTTGCGGTGATGATGAAAAGAATACTTGCTTTCTTGAGGCAAGTAACTATAATCACTACATCAGATCAACAAACGCAAAGAGGGAAACGAAATGACGACAGCTAACTTCCTGGCAGCAATCGACAACAAGTCAAAGGCCATGATTCTTGAGAACATCGCCGCGCATTACGGAATCACAGCGCAGCAGGCTTACGAAGAAGTGACCGACGAAGAAGCAGAACATCTGCTTGACTATGTGACCGGCCCTTGCCGCGCTGCTACTTCAGTGCTGATGCAGAAACACAAATTTAACTAAGTCTCCACCACCAAGCCTACGGGCTTGCTAGTGCGGATTTATCAACCAAGGAGAATGAGATGCTTGCTTTCAAGATTCGGATTAACGGCAACGATCAGGAAAAACGGTTCGCCAGCAAGGAAGAAGCGCAAATGCTGGCCGATGTGTTTGCAGACGACTACCCGGAAGCAACAATCGATATCATCAAAATCTATCAATCAACCGGCTATATCTCTGGCGACATAGAACTTGATGCCAGGGTATTCGAGATTGACAAATGAGCCGCCCACAATCAGCCGCAGTGCTTGCGGCGCTATCCGATATTGACCTCGGCATGACCGCCTATGCAGCCGCGAAGAGGCACGGAGTACAGCAATCATCCCTCAGCCGGGCATTGAAGCGCCGAGCTAATGTCTGCCCATGCTGCGGTCAGGCAGTAAAGCCTACCAAGTAGTCACCTTCCCATGGCTCAGACAAAACACGCAACACCTTTGCCTAACCGGCTTCGTCCCGGCAATGACATTCGCCGGCCCGATATTGACCATGATCCATGCGTTCGCCTTGCAGACCGGGCAATATGTCGAGACAGACGACAGCCTGACGCGGCCTTTAGGCTTGGATGGTTCGGCGTTGTCGGAGACTACTTTAAGCATTTTAATTATGCAACATACCAAGTCCGACCAGACAGAATACATTCTGTGTCGTCAATGCGTTGCGCCTGCGCTTGCAGTGTTTTACGCAATGGATCTGGCATTTGGTTAAGCGTCTGCCAGTTCTTTTCTTGTTTGCAACCGTCGCATTTAAGCGCGCCGTTTCCTAAGCAAAAATGAGCAATTCCAATCTCACTCATTGCGGCCTTTCGTCTTCGTCAAAAGTCATGTTTTCCGGGTGCGGTATGTTGTCATGCACGATCACCCCGTCCTCGGCTTGCAGGTATCGCCCGCATACAACGCACCAATAACCATCTTCAGTCACAGTCCGGACTTCCTGAAGTATTCCGCGCTGTTGGAGACTACTTTTAAGTTTGCCAAATCTTGCCTTTTAGCAATGCGCTTATGTTCGATTTTGAGACGCCAAACAGTCTGGCAAGACTAGCCCCAGTTGCGCCTTCCTTGGACTTCTTTCTAATCATAGCAACGTTGTAAGCACTTAGCTTTGCTTTTGGGTGGCGTTCGCCGGTTGCGTATCCGCGATGCATTCTCGCCGCACTATCTTGCATCGGCAAAACCATCTGAACCATGCAGCGCTTTGCTTCAGATATGCGATGGCATGAAGCACACAAAGAACGAAGGTTAGACAACGAATTAGCTTTTTTGTAACTTCTGAAATTATGAAAAGGAACGACGTGATCTACATCTAGTCCTCGCCCATACTTTTCTCGACAATCATCCTCTGAAATACCGCAATCTGCACACCTTCTTCTGTCGCGTTTTAAAGCCGCGCTCCTTTGCTTGCTCCAGTTCGGCCCGCGATTGCTTACGTTGTTAAGCAAAGCCTTACCGCCCTGCCAGTTAGGATGATTCGATCCTTTGAATGCTGCGCTTATCTTCGCCTTGCGGCCAGGATCATTGCGAATCCATGCGTTATGGCAACTTACAGAGCAAGTCTTTCCGCTGTTGTAACTTATAAACACGCCCCTAGACTTGACCATCTTAACCGGCGTAAATAGGCATCCGCAATTGACGCAATTTTTAGGCGTCGCCTTCTTAGCTGATTTCCAGCAATGATCTGAGCAGTATTTTCTACTATCTGAACTTGGTATGAATTTTGTTCCACAGTACGCACATGCCTTCGTTCTGCGTTCTGCAACCATGCGCCTGTATTCGTCATAACAATGGCGGTCGCAAAAAACATTTTCTGCATATTCGCCATTGCGTTTAATCGACGGAAGACCAACAACCACTTTTCCGCAATGCGCACACGGCATGCGCATAGTTGTTTCTTTTGGGCCGCTTTTGTACTGCCCAGACCTCTGAGCAATTCTATAGCAGGCAATAGAACAGAATTTTCCAGCTTTTGCTTTGGGTGGCGAATGCATGCTTCCACATACCGTGCATGCTGTACAATTTCTCGCAGCCATTTCGGACTCCTTAATAGTCTGATTGGTTAGGGTCGCACGGTGTTGGAAGCACCGTTGCGGCCCGTCTATCTTACGCCTATACGCCCGCCTTTGCGAACATTGCGGCGTCCTTTTTGCGCAGTTCGTCTAGCGTCAAAACATTGCCAGCGCGATTGACGAAACTATCAATTGGCATTCCTGCACGGAATAATTTCCCCTTGGTTTTTCCCAAAACCTCATCCTGGAATGCTGCCGGCTTGCTCTTCAGCCATTCGCCGTATGTTAGGTTAGCTGGAACCTGCCCGTCATAAGCCGCCCTTGTGCCTTCGGGCAATTCCTTAAGGTCTATTCCTAACTCTTTCCAACTGCGCAAAATCGGGACCGACGTACTCCGGCAATTATGGTGTCTAGGAGGCTGCGGTCCTTCTCCAATGGGGAATACTTTACCGTCCAACGATGCACATAAAACGGTCACTCTAGAATCCATCGTAGCCAAAAATTTCCATCCCTTGACCAGATCATCATTGGCTTCTGCGAACTTCTGCCGCGTGTGGTTCGCCGTGTGACTGACGGCGGTACGCACGATGGTTTCAGCGTTCCGGCGCGTGATTTCAAGTATCCCGTCCTGATACTGCTTGGCCTTCGTTCCGCGCAACCGTGCGACCATCTCTGGAATGGTCTGCCCTTCGACATATCCTATGCGGATTGCGTCCCGAATCTTTGCGGCTTTCTCGGCTTCCAGCCCGGCCATCCATTCCGACAATAGCCGGCCTTGAAACGGTCTAGCCATTGCCGACGATACGACTTGTGCAACCGGAACCGTAGCAACCTCAAACGCTACCGGCAGCGTATTCTGGAATAGCTGCTGCTGATAGCCTGACTCATAGGCGACCAGATCGGCCAGCTCTGTTTGCAATTCGTGGCGTATCTTCTGATAGGCCGCCGCGTTGATCTGGCGAACCGATGCGAGCAATGAATCCAGCCGCTCGACGGTGAACTGTGAAACCGGCAACTGCTGCAATGCGGCGGTCAGTTGAACGAATAAATCCTTGTCCGTCCGATTCAGCAACGCCATGACCTTATAGACGACTTGGTTCTGGTAGCGGATGATGTCGTGCGAATGGTCAATTGCTGCGGTTTGCAGCTTCTCGTTTGCGGTCGCCATCAGTCGATTTCCGCAAGGATCATAATCAGCGCCATTGCCTCGTCATCGTTAATAAAAGCGGCATTTTGTAACGTGTCATCGGCAACCTGTATAGAAACCGGCGAATTCTTAGCATGTTCGTTTAGCGCCAACCTGACGCCTTGCGCTGCTGCATCTCTGATAGACGCAAGCCGATGAATCGCATCCGGCGCCAGTTCTACCGGCTTCGATAGTTCTTCCGGTGCGACAACGGATAGCCTTGCGACCAGCTCTGAATATTTCCGTTCGGTTTCTTCTTCGGCCTTTCGCTCTGATTCAACCTGAGCAATACGCGCCAGTGCTTCGGCCTGCTCCTGCGCCAGCTTGCGCTGCTTGGCTTGGCGTTCGCTTTCCTTGGCGACAGCGGCACGAATCTGCGCCACCTTGAGCGCGCCGCCCGATTGTTCCTGTTCAACCGCAATCGGCAGCAGGCCAATCGAAGCAATGGCTAGCGCGCCAAAGCCTATCCCGAACGAGACAACTGAGCGCGGATTAGACACGTTGCACCGTCAAGGTATCGGAACCGGAAACGGTCAGGTGAATATTCCCGACATCAATGTTCGTATTCGTCTGTGTCAAGGCGTTGTCAGGATCAAGGCCTAGGCGTTGCCACACTTCAGCAATCATCGTATCTGGGTCAATTGTAGGAACCAAAGCAGATCCGGTACGCACTGCGCCGCCTGTAGATATATCCTGACTGATCGTTCCAACGGTCAATAGCGTTGCGCTGGTCGATAGCGGTTTCGTTGCATCAAGTTCCATCCTCGCCCATATCTCTGCCAGCCTGACCATTGACGCCGCATTGATCGTATTCGTGTCACTGATGATCGAAGCGGTTGCCGTGAGCGTATCGCCGTCTTCAGACAGCGACGCCGAACAGGTAATTGAGATTCCGACTGACGAAACAACGGTATCGCCATACTCGACCGCATTCAGCGCAGCGGATAGCGCAATCGCCGCCTGAGACGAAAGTGAATCGCCATCATCAGATGCAGCAAGCGATGCAGCAATCGCCGCATTGGCGACGGCGGCCAGCGTATCCGCCGCTTCGGTCGCATTCAGCGAGGCACTGATACCATCTACCAGCGTTGCCGATGCTGACAACGAATCAGCCGACTCCGTGAGCGATGCGGTTGCCGTGATTTCAACAACCGAAACGCCAGAGATTGAATCGCCGGTTTCAGTAAGTGTCGCCGTGGCGTTGATCGTGACAGAAGCTAAACCGGATGCAGTATCATCCTCTTCCGTATAGCTCAGGCTGGCCGACAGCGGCACCGACGCCGATGCAGATAAGGTGTCTGCTCCTTCGGTTACGATCAGTGAGGCATTGACACCATCAATGATCGTTGCCGATGCCGAAACGGTATCTGCTGATTCAGTAACGCTCAGGCTGGCGGCAATCTCCACCGTTGCCGCAGATGACAGCGAATCGCTAGACTCAGTAACCGCCAGGCTTGCCGACAATGGAACGCTGACCACAGCGGAAACGCTATCCGCATATTCCGTGACCGCCAATGTTGCAGCGATTGCTACGGCAGCCGAACCGGATGCAGTATCCGCAGATTCAGTCTGTGCCAGCGTTGCGCCGATGGTGACAGTGCCGGAAGCCGAAACAGTATCCGGCGCATCGGTATTCGCTACCGCACCGGCGACGATGACACTTGCCGCACTGCTGATCGTATCGGCTGATTCCGCCAGGCTGTCCGTGGCGGATACAGGAACCGATGCCGAGCTAGATAATGTATCGGCTGACTCGCTTACGGCCAGCGTTGCCGATAGCGCAATCGTCGCTGATGCTGACGCTGTATCGTTCGATTCAGTAACGGCGAGCGTGGCATTGACCGAACCGCCGCCGGTTGCTTCAGGAACTTCAAACTCTGCCCATGTTACACGGACGTTTATGTTCGCCGCGTTTCCGAAATCCCCATCGAACCACCCCGCCGGCGTGACGGTATCGTCAAACCACCCCGCCGCGAGCGCGGTTTCGTCAAAGGTGCCGGGCGGGTTCGCCACCTACTTCTCCATAACTACCAGTTCGCCCGCGTAGAACGTCGCCGTCGTCGCGCTGGCGAGGTTGCAGTGCAGCAGGCAGGTGCCGTTATAAAGGCGGATGCCCGGCGTGCCGATGATCTTCTGTGCGTTGACGTTCGGGATCGTCGTGCCGATGGTGGCGATGTCGCGGGTAATCATCAGGCTGATCGACCCGGACACCCACGAGGTATTGAGCGTGATCGACTGGATCGAGCGAACGCCCTTGTCGCCGGCCTGCAGGTTGAACCAGATCAGCGTGCCGATGACCGGCGTGGCCGGCGCCTGCGAGCCGACGATGGCGGACAGCGTGGCGGTGCGGCTGCCGGTGCCGTCGCTGTTCGTATAAGTGACCGTGGCATTTGATGCCACCGCTGCGAGGCCGACTGCCGCCGTGCACAGGAGGGCAATTGAACAGCCTTCGCCGTTGGTCGTTCCGTTGATGTCGCGCGCCGGCAGGGTCGGCGTAGTGATCGCCTGCGCGCCGGTAGTAGTGATGGCCAGCCCGGAATTAACCCACAAGCAATCGAACAGCAGATGTGTGTGATTGACGGCAGAGGCCATATTCACTTCGGTCAGGTAGTTCGCCCCGACACTCGGGTTGGCAATCGGGAAACAGCCGTTGTCGGCCGCCGCCGTGCCATCCGTCACCCGGCCATTGACGCCCGGCGTGCCGACCGCCCATGCGCCGGGAAATCCGTTGTCCTTGCTGGTGCAATACCAGTAGCCGGCCGCATCGGCCGCTGTGCCGGCCTTCATGAAGCCGATGGTGCGGCCATTGTACGAACCGAGGCCGGCGGGTGGGTAT